AACAAATTGAATGAATACCGGCAACCCGTTTCGATCGAGTGACCTCGGAGTTATGAGCCCCGCGCGCTGCCTCTGCGCCATGCCGGTGTTGTGTGGTTGCTCTAGTGCCTTGATGCACCGATGCGATGTGTGATAGATACCGGCAACCCGTTTCGATCGAGTGACCTCGGAGTTATGAGCCCCGCGCGCTGCCCCTGCGCCATGCCGGTGAAGGTGTCGCTTCCTTTTACGTCCAGCTTGACGGTTGGTTTCTGCAAAGCCAACAAATTGAATGAATACCGGAGATAGGTCTCGATCCTATGTCCTCGGAGTTATGAGCCCCGCGCGCTTCCTCTGCGCCACCCCGGTGAAGGTGTCGCTTCCTTTTACGTCCAGCTTGACGGTTGGTTTCTGCAAAGCCAACAAATTGAATGAATGCCGGCGATACGTTTTGATCGTATGTCCTCGGAGTTATGAGCCCCGCGCGCTGCCGCTGCGCCACGCCGGTGAAGGTGTCGCTTATTTTTACGTCCAGCTTGACGTCCAGCTTCTGCAAAGCTGGCAAAGTGATTGAATACCCCCAGTCAGTTTCGATCTGACGACCTCCGGCTCATATGGCGATAACCATCAATCGTTCGGACTTTATTCAAGTCTAATGGAGTGACCGACGATGTTTTACGGCGCGCTTCCGCTGCGCTATGAGGGTGTGTTTTTCGCAGTTGCTGCTCGTGGGATTCGAACTTGCGACCTTGACATTGCCAACATGTGGTTGGACAACTGAGCCATGGGGCCTGTTCGTTGTGAACTGCTTGGAACATCATGCAGCGAAATGGGTATAGTAAGATGTGAAAAAATCGAGTTTTCTGGATGACCCCTTCACCCTTTTAAAGCGCCACATCTATGCGCGAATCATCGCACCTTGCGCTGTTAACATTATAAGTGAAACACTTGCCGTCGTATTTAAACGTGAACTTCTTGGTTTCTGCCATGTCGGGCGCCTTGAACACCATGCAATTGCGCCCGTGGCACGTCTTCCTAAATAAACTGGAAAGACCCAGACCCATTATTATTCCGAAGATAACCCGGCTTGCGGAAGAATGAATGAAGTCATGTAGTTGCATTATTAAAATGCCAAATGTTTAAGTTGTTTTATAACTATATTTTATTTTTGGAAAACATAATTAAATAAACACAATCAAATAAAAATCAAATAAAAAATCAAATAAACACGATTAAATGGAGTCATCATTGACATCCCTTTATTACATCATATGCATTGATTTGGTTCACGTTTGCATGGGGATGGTTTTCAGGTCATCATCGTTGGCAGGGCACGCCTTCGTCGTCTGTTCAAACCGGAAGCAGTTGTGCGCCTTGTCGCGAAAGTTGAAGTGGTCCGCGTTGTCCTGCGTGGGATAGACGATAACCACGCGCTGCTTGGGGAGAGAAATGTAGATGTAAAACACGCCGATTGCGAAACTCAGAATGAATGCCGGCCACGAAACGTTGTCTAATAAGGACATTGATGAACAATTTTGTTAGATACATTTCATATGTATTATATTTTTCACCTATATGTCATTGCATGTCTGGTTTTGGATTTGCGTCGCTTTGTTGATTTTCTTTTTTGGTTTCGGGTTTTACGTCCGCCTGAAGCGGCATTTTTAGTTACAAAGTAAAACAACGGAGCAGCGGACGGGGACATATCACTGTATTGGTTTCTAATTGTGCCATCAATCATTTTCACGATTGGGAGATCATCAACCGTCTCCGCATAACCATACCGACCCCCTGCAGGCTGATTATGTAATGTTACTTTTATAAATGGACCATTGCTATAATATTTGCCTCTGTGGTCAAACTTTGTTGCTGCTTCAACAATCTCGCACGTCTCATTTTGTTTTAAAAACCAAACTTAGAGTCCAGTGGACTTTCCGAAACGGCCTTTGATGTGCCTTCAATGTAAGTGTTATTTGGAGGGGCGACGGCTGCAGACATCCTTGTTTTTTTGTTTATATGATGATAACATTTTATTTTTTCACTTCATTTTCTCTCAAACTCTGCCCCCCGGTTTTGATTTGGTTCCGTATTTGGTGGTGGGCACACCGTTCTCCACGATGAATTCAATGAGCTCGTTCTTGTCGGTTTCGGGATCATCCAAATTAGCGACTTCATACACGTCACCCGTGATTCTCTCCTGGTCCTTTGTCCAATTAAAAATGTATGCAGCAAGCTGGTCTTTGCGCTTGCGCGCCAGCCGTTCCCGCAGCTGTCGGTTGCGCGCCTCCACCGTGATGCTCGGCACGTCAATCTCGAACTCGAGCTGCTCTAAAGTGTACGGTTTTTGCACCAGCCGAAACATGCCGGGTCCTAAACTGGAGTCTCGTTCCACCGCTGAATACACATACATTTTGTTCATGATGCTCTCATTCAGTGGCACTATCTTCGAGGCGTAGAGTGCAACCGCGTCTTTCGTGAAAGCGGACTCCTGCCCCCTGGATTCAGACCCTCGCTTCAAAATGTCCTTAAATTCCTGCACCGCGTCGTAAAATTGAGAAACCAGCGCATCCACCTCTTCGCGCCGCTCTGCATTGCGAACCACGTCTAAATACTTTTTCCGAAATCCGCCATACAGTTCGAGTGCCTGATTCAATGCGGCTCGGTCTGTTTCAAACTGGCGCAGGGCTTCTTCTTCCGTCGTGTAATTGAACAGCAGGTCCAACTTTGTCTTAATGATGTTGTCCTTTAAAACGTCGGCATTCTCGAGCGAAGCATTTGCCAGCGTTTCCAAGCTCATGAATTTGCCCTTAACAATCTCGATGCTCAGCGAACACGGTTGAGTCCGGTTTCCACACTGTGCGCGCAAAACGCCGTCTTCATTGGTGAAGTGGGTTCCGCCGGTTTGACCGCATGACACGCATTTGCGATTTCGTTTAAGCTGCATGATTTTAGCACGTTTTTGCTGCATTGTCATGGTGGTCGACTCTTTGATGGCATGTTTCTGTTCTTCATATCGTTCTTCATAATCGTGTTTGTATCGATAATATTCATTTAATGCATCCACGTAGTCGGCCTTGGACACATTTGTTATTGGAGCAGCGGACATGGATGCTTGGATGCTTAGATGCTGGATTGACGCTTTTTCTTATATATGTTGCACATTATTTATATGCCATGCCACTGCAGATGAGGGGGGGGGTCATAAAAATATCTTGCGATTTTTTATCAACTCCACCTCGGGCACTTCCCACTTGGGCAGTCCGGTTATGAAGTTTCCGCGCGATGCGGCGTGGTTTGCGGCATTCACCATGCGCAATTTAGAGAGAATGTATTCCTGCTGCTTTCTTTGAATTTTGATTTGCTCTTCCGGAGTTGGTTTGCTGCTATACTTGTAATAAAGAATGGCACCGACTATCAACACAAATGCGCCAAACATGCACGTGTTGAAGACTCCATTGTGATACTCTTCTCGCAAACGGTTGCACTCTTTCAACACTCCGCCGAAAAAGTATTTGACACCTGGTTCGATTAAAGACGGTGGAGTTGGACCGCTGGAATAAGATGGCATTTGGATTGAAGCAGAGTTTGGCTTGTGTTGTGTTGTGTTTTACATTATGCCATTAAAATTTCAAATTAATTTATACACAATGTTTATGTGAATAAATAATTTTTCAATATACACTTACGCTAATTAACACATAATTAACACATAAGAATATAAGAAGATGGTTGCAGCACCCACGAATCCGCCAGCGACCGCGGTTTCTTCCAACAATGGAATGATGAATCTAGGCATTTACAGCATTGTTTCTGCCGTGTATTTAATCATCAATCATGCCAGCGACTCATTGAGCGACAAACCGAGCGACAGCACGCCCACATCATTTTTTTCAACATCAAGGGTCATGTCTATCATTTTTCTGGCGATCATTTGGCTGACGCAATTTATCCTAACATTCATGTCATTGCAGCAACAATGCAACACGCCCAACTATGGGTTGGCAGCGTGGTCATCATTCGCGACATTTGCGTTGCTGTTTGTGCCGCTTTTTGTGTGCTTGGAGTTGAATTTCTCTTGGCTGCGCCCGTTCGGAAACACGTTTGGCTACTTGATAAACAAACTAAACGGACTGGTGTCATTCATGCAGAGCATCATGAAGACCAAGGCCGACAGCGACAAAGTCCAGAAATATTTGGATTACATGAATGATGACCCATGGGCGTTGTTTAGCATGTTGACGGCCTATGATGATGCACCCGTTGCAATCAAAGCCGGCGATAAATTCGATGATTTGAAGGAGTCGGGGTATTTGAATGCACAGTTGCCCGATGATGCAAGGACCACGTTTGTGAATTATGTGCGTGTGAAAGAAAACATTGCTAAATTCATATTTTACGTGCTCACATTGAATTTCATGGCAGACCTAACATTCATTGTTGCGCAGGAGAATTCGCCGTGCGCCATCAACATTGATGAAGTGAACGATGCCGCTTCATTCAAGCCCAAGCCCAACCCCGCTGCAACGAAACCGCCGGTGGTTTTCAAAACTTCGGAATGAGCAATGAGCCATTCATTCACCAACTCAGCAATGGCGTGGATGCATATAACACCAACAAATAAGAGAGAATGGCAATGATGATTGCAACCAACCATGCTGGAACCACCGTTTTTCGCTTGAACCCGATTCCAAACTCGCGCAAACTGCCGTCGTCATTGTACATGAACCGAGGTTTGAATGCTTGCATGGTTGCAAATGCGGCTAAAAACACCAGAATGGAAAATGTGGTTATGTGCTGTTTGATGAATAACTGGTTGAAAATTTGCATTGGATGCTCTAGTGATATTATATAAACACATATTTATTTATATAATTCTGCGTCAATTGCGTCATTTGCGTCATTTGCGTCAATTGCATTTCTTTAAATCAGACAACGGATGCCAGTTCCCACTTGCATCGTCTTGATACTGAAAATTCGGGTCGGACCACACGTTGGTTGAAGCCACATCCACCGACAAGATTTCATTGGAATGCAGACGGGCAAACTGACGAAGGGTGTCAAAGGCCACGCCATCTGGCGTGCGAATAATGCGATTGGTTTCTGCATCAAATGTGGCAAACCACTCGTTCCATTCATGTGCTGCACGGTTCGCTGACACTGCATGCCTTAATCGCATGCCATCCTTTAAGTATTTGAGCTGGTTTTGTTTTCCAATGTTTCGAGAGAATTTACATGTTCCACTTCCATTTCCATTTCCGCTGGTTGTGCTTTCGGTGTCATCATCGTAATCTGCTGCATCAATGTATTGTTCTGAGGGTTGGTGTTGCTCTTGGTGTTGCTCTTGGGGTTGCTCTTGGGGGTGCTCTTGGGGTTGCTCTTGGGGGTGCTCTTGGGGTTGCTCTTGGGATTGCTCTTGGGGTTGCTCTTGTTGCATTTGCATTTGCATTTGCATTTGCATTTTTTCAACCGCGACAGATTCTCTAACATAAACGGTTCCATAGTACCAAATGCAGTCATTGGCGTCGAACACGCATGAAACGGGCGGTGGCGGTGGCGGTGGTGCCACTGCACACCAATTGCGAGGCACAATGCAGTTCAAATAACTCTGCGTTGCCTTCTTCAACCCGTAAAAAAATGTTTTTTGTATGTGTCCGTGCAAAGGCGCATGTGTTTTTTGAACACCTCTCGGCGCACTTGTTGGCAACTGTTTGAAATATGATGGCATGCTGTTTTGAGATATTAATTGTAAATCGATGTGCATTCTTTATGTTTTTATTCATGCAATAGATGTTTGATGCGTTGATGAATGCAATTCATTCACACGTTGACTCGAATTCTTGGAATGTATTGCACCATGAGCACAGTTTCATGCAGTTTCAGCTGCAGGGTTTCATTGGCCCACTGCGTTGTGTGTTCTCCTCGTTCTTCATCGATGACGGAAATTCTCTCTCGAAACGCAAACCACTTGACATCTGGAAACATCGGGTGAAACTGGATTTCTTCAATGCGTCCAAACCTGCACCGACGAAATTCATCTGCCACGCTTGATGTTCCCGACAATATAATGATGTAGTGCGCGTTTGGTGTGGCGCATTCAACCTCGATTCGCTGGTAATCATGCTCGGTTTCATAACTTGGAATGACGTGGAGGTTCACGTCTCCCATGAAGACACATTCAAACTCGCTTTCATTGCAATGCTGAATCGCCTGGTGTTCAATAATTTCCATCATGTGTTGGTGCATGACTGATTCGTGACGGTCAAAATCAAGTTCACGCAATATCCGGTTCGTGTTTGCAATTTGGAAGTGCGCAGATGCGTGAGATTCGGGTTCGGATTCAGAGTTGAATTCGTGTTCGTGTTCGTGTTCGTGTTCGTATTCGTATTCGGGGTCGGGGTCGGATTCATATAATTTTGTTCGACACAACGGACACGTTGCGTTCGCACTATTGCTGTGCCATTTCAGAAGACACGACACGCAGAACAAGTGTTTGCACACGGTGAATGCATGATTTTCACCGAAGTTTAATGTGTCCCCACACACACCGCAGTCTCCCACAATTGTAGGCATCGATGGATTGCATAATTTATCCCACCATTTCTGTCTAAATGCTTTTTAATTCTGTTTTGATAATTGCGTTTTTGCATGCCATGCCAATAAAGTTGATGCACGATAATTAGTTTAAAATCAACATTATTAATGTTATAAATAGTCATACTTGCTTGTAAAATATTTATAAATTGAATCACGTCATGCCGCCAACCCCAACGACAATGTTTGAATTGATGTATCACAAATCCAAGAATTCCACTCTCTTTGAAACTTTAGAAAATGCAAACACCGGACTGCACAATTTGCAAAATTACATCCCTCTTTACCGTCGATTTTTCTCGTTGTCGGAAACGAATCACAACGGAATCAACCTGAACCATCGGTGCCATGCAAAATCGGTTAAAAGTGGCAGCACCAAAAACAACGTGGTTGCCGTGTTTGAATCAGGGGATGAAGCAAACCCAAAACAAGTGTTCATAAAATATTCACCGTTGTTGGACCCAATCAAATATTTGTCGGGAAAATATGACATGCAATCATCGGATTTGCTTGTGCTTCCATCATATTCCAACCCAGAACCGAGTTCGGTGCATCAAAAAAAAATGAACGACCCCAACAATTCATCCTATGTTGATTCATTTTTCACATATTTGACCAGTCAAGTGTTGGAAACGCATGGGTTTGTGCATGGTCTCGAATTCTATGGTTCATTCCTGGGAAATCAGGATGAATTCACGGTCAATGTGTACGACGAGTTGGAGTATTTCAGCACGTGCGACTTTTTTCTGAAAAACCGCAATGACCTGTTTCGACTGGATGAAACCTCGAGCAACCTGTTTGACTCAAATCGTCGGCACAACGACACCCAAAACAAATTGGTGAGGCGGCCAAATGTGAAAATCGGCGAAGAAGTGCTTCTTGAAGAAGATGTGCTCGAGTCGCATGCCATTGCGTTCGACGAATTGTTTGTGTCCGCCGAGGGGGGGTCCGCATCAATTGAATTGCAGGAATGCACGGACGCAGAATTGGAACCAGCCTCAGAACAAGGCCCAGAACCAGAATGTCATTCGCATCGCGTGGAATCCAGACACGGTGGCGGTTCCATGTCAAAATCCAGCGACTCTTGTTCCTCGCGTTCATCTTACAGTGAAGACGACGGTGCTGCAAATTTTGACAAGGAATATGACAAGGAAAATCATGACAACGGCGACTTCAGCGACAGTGGAACGGATGGTGGCGATGAAGACGAAGACGACGATGACGACGAGGACGACGATGACGACGACGACAGTGCATTCGATGATGAAGAAGTGCACAATGCACACATTTTCGGGTTCCCAGTGCACGCCATTTTTATGGAAAAGTGCGAAAACACGCTGGACAGCTTGATGTGCGGCAGGAACGAGCTGACTGACCCGGAATGGGCTGCCATTCTCATGCAGGTCATCATGACGCTCATTGCATACCAGCGCATGTTTGCAATGACGCACAACGACCTGCACACGAACAACATCATGTTTGTGAAAACCGAGAAGAAGTTTTTGCACTATTTGCACAAGGGCATCTATTATCGGGTTCCAACGCACGGTCGCATCATGAAAATCATCGATTTTGGGCGAGCCATTTACACGTATCGCGGACAAACCATGGTGAGCGACAGTTTTGACCGCAACGGCGACGCGGCAACGCAGTACAATTGCGAGCCATATTTGAACCCGAAAAAACCGCGGCTTGACCCGAACCCCAGTTTTGACCTGTGTCGCCTGGCGTGCTCGTTGTTTGACTATTTTGTGGAAGACATTCGGGATGCGGACGACTACAATGCAACGCTGAAAGAAAGCCGGGTTGCCAGCGTGGTCATCGACTGGCTGAAGGATGACAAGGGGCGAAACGTGCTGTATAAGAAGAACGGCGACGAGAGATACCCGGAATTCAAATTGTATAAAATGATTGCGCGAAGCGTGCATGGCGCCGTGCCGCACGAACAGCTCAGCAAACCAGTGTTCGCCCACTTTGTGATCCCGCGCAAACAAATCAAAGGCAAGCCGCACATCATGGACATTGATGCGCTGCCTTGCTACAAGGATGCCGAGTTGGTTTGATTTGGTTGATTCGAATTAAATTAAATTTCCAAAAAACATTTGGATTTAAACACATAATTATATGTTATGATATATCATAATATTTAACACCACCCCTTGTTGCAAAATGATTACGATTTTAATGAACGGTGGTCTGGGCAATCAATTGTTCCAAGTGTTTGCCACGTTGGCCGCGGCCATTCGCAACAACGACAAATGTTATTTCCTTTACATGCCGAGAGACGCCACTGGAAAACGAGTCACGTATTGGAATACCCTTTTTCACAAGTTGAGACCAATGACGGTGATTGCCAGTGCCAACAATGTGGACCGGTTCATGAAACTGCCCACTTATCAAGAACTCATGTTTGGTTACAGCAAGTTGCCCAGCAAAACTGCCATGAATTCCATGCCAATGAAATTGGTGGGGTATTTTCAAAGCTATAAATATTTTGCAGATGTTCAGGATGAAATTTACGAGAAAATGCAACTTTTGGAACAGCAGAGACAAATTAAGTCCATGTTTGCAGAAAGCGCGTGGTTTTCACACGAGGTTGTCACCATTGCAATGCACTTTCGCATTGGGGATTACAAATTCATACAAGATGCGCACCCCATTTTATCGCTGGAGTATTACAAACAGGCATTGAGACACATCATGCACAACGTGTTATCAGATGCAGTGAATGAAACCACAAATTCGGTTAAATTCAATGTGCTGATTTTCAATCAGGCCTGCGACAATGCGGACATCGAGGAACACATGCGCGAGCTGAAAGATGTTCCAGAGTTTGCCAAAACATGTCGGTTCCACAAGGTGCATGACATGTTTGATGATTGGAAGCAGATGCTGCTCATGAGCACGTGCGACCACACCATCATTGCAAACAGCACATTCAGCTGGTGGGGGGCATATTTAAATCAGAACCCAGGCAAAATTGTGTGCTATCCGAGAACATGGTTCGGGCCGGCTTTAAAAATTCACGACACGCACGATTTGTTTCCGATTGACTGGGTCAAAATAAACCAATGCGAGGCCCCATGCGAGGCCCCATGCGAGGCCCCATAAGAAATATACATTTTGTCGTTGTAGTTTTTTTTGATTTTTCATATTCAAAAAAATTGAAACCAGCTATATGAGGAGTGTCATACAAATAATACAATCACATAATCATAAAACCAGATGAACCAGAATGGGGATATCGAAGGCATGTCGTATGCTCTTTATCAAATGCCAGGAGACGCCGAGGGAACGTATGCGGTCATAAGAGTATTGAATGTGCCCAACACGAATGAGAGAAATGAAACCGTGTCCTCTGCTCGAATCCAGGACACGCCGTTGCATTTATGCGACCCAACTAAATTGATAACACAGCATCGTCTTCGCGATAACAGTTTGCCGTTTCGAACAATTGACCCACGCTTATACAATCAATCTGAAATTGATTGGTATGAAACCGGCGTTCTACCGCCACCTCTTTACATGTGTTTCATTCATGCGCTCAAGTGCTACTTGTGCGGCGACATTCAGGAGTCCAGCGACGACATACACGGCGAAATGACCGAAAATTTCAAAGAAGGATACCGGTTTTGCACCAAGTGTGCCCCCTATGTTCGCCAAGCTCTTTACAAAACTCTGGCACCCATTTGGCGATTTCGCCTGGAATTTGAACGACACGTGCATAGAGAACGCAGTCCCATGTGGGTACACCGCACCCGCCGCGACGAATCCGGCAAAACGGACCGCACGAATTCGGGACGCCCGTTCAGATACACGCGATGGTTTGTAAGTTCGTGGATTTCTTGCAAATCCATGAACCGGCATGACCCGAATGTGGAACCGTTTGAGGAGGACCTCATTTGCGTGGAAGAATGGAATGTGACCGGCGACGCCATGAGCAAACTGGTTTCGGTGATGGACGTCTTCTTTGCCAACCGTGGCGCACTGCGCGACCTGAACTATGACCCAAATGTGGACGACCCGCTGAATCAGGTCCGCCATTTGACGATTGATGAAAAACGGGAAATCATGCGTCAGGAATCCCCACCATTTGAATAATGAACGCATGATTCACCATTTATTGCATTCTTCTGTATAAAAACATGGTTGACATCCATCCTCCATTTTGGTTAAAAACGTCTCGTGCGTTTTGTACCGTTTTTAAATCATCTATGACATGGTCCGGATTTCCTGCGTCATCATACACACCATACACATAATGACCGTTTTGACCATCTCCTGAATGAAATATGCAACCCTTTATTATGAATTTTACACCAACTATATCGATTTCTCTCGTGATTTCAACTCGTGTTTGATTTTTTTTGAAGTTGCCATCGTCGCCAATGTATGCACGACCAATTCCCATTATCAAATAATTTCCGCCATGTTCTAGTGGAAATAAGATGCCGAAAGCGTGTGTCTCCAACAACCGTGCAACTGATGTGTCAAAGTTGTACTCTTGAGGAGAAAACATCATTGTCAACACATGTGTTTTATTGCGAGTGTGAGTGCCTTCCTCTTTGATGATTCCAACTGTTTCATTTATGGAAGGTATTATTAAACAAGAAAAATTTGGGAAAAACAATAATGTCATTAATTCACTTGGGTCAGCTTCTTTATATTTTTTTTTATCAGGTGTTAAAAATGCATTGGTTTGGCATCCAAGAACCAATTTCGCATATGAAGAACCCTTTTTTTGTGGGATACCAATGTCTTTTATGCTGACTCTTGACTCGGTGCGTATTTTATCAAAAATCATTTTCCAGTATATGATATTTTGTTTTTCTTTGGATTTATCGCTAGAAGCACATGCGTTCAGTATTAAGTCATCATGATTTGTGATTTGTTCTAATTCACTTATTTGTTCATAAGTGGTGTTTGCAAAAAATTGTGGGATTTCAGGAATTGCAAGCAACATTTGCATGGCTGCATCCAAATAACACATTGTTGAATTAGTGTTTATCAAATTTCCTTGAATGACTGAACCTTGAGTTGTTTTTGGTGCGGCTGTTGGTAGTTTTGGTGCGGCTGTTGGTAGTTTTGATGTTGCTGTTGGTAGTTTTGATGCGGCTGTTGGTAGTTTTGATGTTGCTTCTGCTATTTTGGCCTCCTGTATTTTCAAATTGGCAATTAACGTATTTTTTTGTTTAATCGCACTTTTGTATTGTATTATAATATTCAAATTTGGTCTCACAATATCCATAATTTCTTCCTTTTTTTTTCCTTGGTGTTTGGCAAGGGCAGTCTTCACATGTTGTTCTTGCGTATTTATTTTTTTCTGAATAACTAGAATCTCTTGTTCTAACTTGTTAATTTGAAATTGAAACGCAGACAGCGGTTGCTGTTTGGGTGCCGCTGCCGCGAGTGGTTGAGGAACCTTGATAGCAGCAGCTGATTTGAGAGCATCTTTCTGCTGTTGTTGTTGCTGTTGTTGTTGTTGTTGTTGTTGTTGCTGTTGTTGTTGTTGCTGCTGTTGTTGCTGTTGCTGCTGTTGTTGCTGTTGCTGTTGTTGTTG